GGCAGCGTGCCCCCGCCCTTCATGCGCTCAAGGGCGTGCTTGCGCAGCGCGTCGATGAATGACTCGACGACAGGTGCCCGATCAAGCAGGCTGCTGACCTGCTCATCGGTCAGCGTCACCATCACCGACTTAATCTCCTCCTTCGTCATCGCGGTGATGTTGGGCTGCGCCTCGATGACTGCGAAGGACTCCTGCTGCGCGGGGCATATCAGCTTCGCTGGGCACCACTGGCAGGCTTTGTCTGACGGCCTGGGCTGGCAGTTCGGATCAATCGCCTCCGTGATCGCAGGCAGGAGAGTTTCCTGCTCCCACTTCCTGAGACTGTCGATGCTCATAACGTGAACCCGCACACCGCCGGTTCTCGGCTGGTTGATGTGCAGCTCAATGATCTCAATGCCTTGCGGCTTGAGCGTCTTGAGCGCCGCCAGGGCGTATATCTTAAGCTGCTCGTTGTCCTCGTCGACGTAGCCAGCGCCGGTCTTCAGATCCGCGATGATGAGAACCTTCTTTGTCTGCGCCACGCCGATGACATCCGCAGTTCCCCGCAGCGTGACTTGATCGTTCTCAAGGTACGACACCTTCGCTTCAATCTTGACGTTGTACCTGCCGACAAATTCCTCGATGTCCCTGATGCACTGGACATGCTCTGCGGCCATCTCGCAATGCCACTGCGCGAGCTTGACGCCCTCGACGATTGCGCCGATGTGCGATAGCGGGTCAGAGTCGAACTGATAGCAGTCCTCCGCGAGCGCGTGAATGGCAGTGCCAGCTTGCGCCGCGTCACCTGCTGGCGTTGGCGGTATGCCTTTGGATAGCCTTGCGCTGGCCGGGCAGGCGATCCAGCGATCTGCGGCTGATGGGCGTAGCTCAATCACGTTTTTGCTCCTTGTCACGCGCTGCCATGTATTCGTCGGTGAGAACGTGATAGACCAGGCTGCGCACCTCGTTGCTCACTGCCCAGCCAAGGTCTTCGCGGTCAAGCAGACGGCGCAGAAGCTCCGTCTTTGCAATGCTTGCCTTTCGCTCTGCGTCCAGTTGCGTGCCGAGGAAGATGATGTGATTCCTCATCGTTTGGCGTTCGTCGTCTTTGATCTCGTCTCTCATTTACGTCCCCTTTTCATTTCGCTCTCAGTTCGATACGGCCTTGGGCAATCCTCTGGCGGCACAACCACGCACCAGACGGCTCTGTGGGTTCGGCTGTTGCTTCCATTTGTCCATCGGTCGATGTATGAGTCCGGCATCTGTCTGAGGATGCGCGACAGATGCGACTGATCTATTGCTGGCACCATGTCCAGGATTTCGTTGACGGTTAGACCATCACTGAACTCACGCAAAAGCTCCCGCACCTGCCTGACGCGCTTGCTTGTCTGCATCTATTACGCCTTCCTTTCTGGGCAGTCGCGCCCCTGCCTGCATTTGCCATTACACGGCGGGCATGTGTCTGATGTGAATGCTTTGCGGATGAGATCAGCAGAATGGTAAGGCTCTGCTTCGTGGGCGATTTCGGCGCAGCGATCTGCGACAAGGGCGGCGAAGCGCTCAAGCATTGCTATGTCTCTCAGCCCATAGACCTCCACAGCGCGATCACTCCATTCTGGTTTTTGTGCAGCCTCCCGCGCCATCTTGATGATGTTGTCGCGGTTCATTTGCGCCCCCTCTTCTGGCGATACTTAATCATCTTCGGCATCTCGACGGTCATCTGCTTAGGAAGCGCCGCAAGATGAGCTGCTGTGCGCACTGAGTAGGGCAGCGAAGGCTCTACACCGGCAAGGCGCTTCTGATTGACAACGCGGCTGGCTTGATATGCTGCACGCCGAGACGTCTCAAGGTCTTTGAGGCTGATGGTTGGCTTGTAGTTGCGCCAGTCGAAGGGATCATTCATTGGGTGATGCCGACTTTTTGTAAAGAGGTACTGGAGGAACATGCACATTGCCGGGCTTCTTCCAGCGCAGATATTTAAACCCGACTCCGTTCTCGCCGATCCAAGCAGTAGGAGCCGCGTCAAGCGAAATCTGGTTTTGCTTTTGCACCGACTGATTAGTACGCATCGCGCAGGCCCAGCCAGCCATCGCGCCACGATTGACCGCCTCCTCGATGATGCGCCGCACATCTTCAGCAGTGAGCAACCCCACTGCGTTGGCTGGCGGTGCCATCTGCTCGACGATTTCCTTAACGGACTCCTTGAGGCTCATAGCACCCCCAGCAGCAGCGCCGTGAGCAAACCGATCATGACGACGATGCTCACGCCAATGACGACCTTATCGGCCATTGTCATCGGAGTGTACGGCTCGCTGATTGCGCCGCGAGAGTAAGGGCCGAAGGCTTCTTCAAGGGTGCGCGGGTGGCGACGGGGTGATTCCATTTTGTATCTCCTGTGGAAAATGCCCGGCTCTTAGGCCGGGCTTATTGATTAGGCTGCGAGCTTGAGAGCATCAACAGGGAGGCAGATTTCACCACGACGGGCCTTGCCAGTAACAGGGCAGATTTCTTTAAGTTGAGCGTAAGAAACGCCGCCGACATTACGCAAAGCCAGCACAACAAAAGTGCCAGCGACTTTGCCCTTGACGATTTGATTAGTAGAAAACATAGAGAAGCTCCTTAGAGGAAGTGGGTTGCTGATGACTGAATCATAGCACACTTGACTTGCCCGTCAACTCCCCTACATCTTAGTCGGATATTCCGACCCTTAGAATTGACCCGGAGCCAGGGCAACTTGGCTCGGCTGCGGCGTCTCCCCGCAGTTGCCATGCCCTTTGGGCGAGGTTCGCGCCTCGCCCTTTTTTTGCCATGCCATTTGACGCATAAGTCATTTGCCCGATACAATTCTACGCATGACAACTTACGCCCAGCAAGCGATTTCTGAAATAAAGCTCAAAGCCGAGTCGGCTGGCTTTAGGCTGTCTGACGTTTGCCGCATCGCCGAGATCGACCAGGCGCAGGTCAGCCGCTGGCATAGCGGTGCCACCGAGCCGCTCTACGGGTCCGTACGGCGGCTGGAGGCATCAGTTGATGCCCTGATAGCCGCTCGCCTCAAGAAGATCTCTGGAAGCCTCGACGCAGCCGCGAAGGCATGAGAACCCTCGGCATCGACATCGGCCTTGACGGCGCAATCGCGCTGATCGAAAACGGCGATCTGCTGGAGGTGCACGACATGCCCACCGTGACGCTGGAGCGCAACAACAAGTCAAAGCGCATGGTCAATGCCGCCGAGCTGGCACGCCTTATCAGGCAATCAGCACCCGGCTGCGCGTACCTAGAGCGCCTGAACGCAATGCCGGGTCAAGGGGTCACGTCGATGTTTTCAATGGGCCAGAGCCTCGGTGTAGTCCTTGGGATACTCGCGGCCCTCGACATCCCGACAACGACGATCCCGCCACGCACTTGGCAGCGCGCTTTGGATGTGCCGCAAGGCAAGGACGGCTCGCGCTATCGCGCCGCCCAGCTCTTCCCGGCTCGCGCTGAACTGTTCAAGCGCGTGAAGGACGATGGTCGCAGCGATGCTACGCTGATCGCCGCCTACGGTGCCCGCCAATGAAGTGGGATAGCCTCGACCCGTTTCCGCATCTGGTCATTGACGGGTTCATGGATGAGCGCCAGGCGCTCCAACTGTCCAGCGACTTCCCGGCCTTCGACTCACCGGCATGGCACACCTACGATAACGCCATCGAGGTGAAGAAGACCTGCAATAACTGGCACCACTTCTCGCCGGACATGTACAGGTTTTTCTATGACATGAACTCGCTGGAGTGCATCTTGCCTTTCGAGGAGCTGACGAAGTGCAGACTCTTCCCAGACTACGGCCTCCACGGTGCCGGAATGCACATCCACGGCTCTGGCGGCAAGCTCAATACGCACCTGGACTACAGCATCCACCCCAAGCTCAAGCTGGAGCGCCGCCTCAATCTCATCGTGTACCTCAATCCTGACTGGCAAGAGTCATGGGGCGGCTCGCTCGGGCTGTGGCGCGATGCCAATGGCAAGCCCGGCGAGCTGGTGAAGTCAATCGCGCCGATGTTCAATCGCGCCGTGGTGTTTGACACCACAGGCGCATGGCATGGGTTGCCTGAGCCGATTACCTGCCCTGTAGGACAGTACCGCAAATCCTTGGCGGTGTATTACCTGTGCGATCCACGAGAAGACGCAGCAACTCGCGGCAGGGCGCTGTTTGCTCCTACGGAGCAGCAGGCGCAAGACCGCGAGGTGCTGGATCTGATTGAGAGGCGGTCGCGTTAGATCTTAGAGACATCAACTACCTGCCCGCGAAACTCAATCTTGTCCTCGTCAAACTTGTGAACAAGCTCGGGCCAGAGAAGCCGCCCATTGTGGAATGTCAGCACCGCAAAGCCTGACCTCCAGTTGACGGGGCTGTCCTCCAAGTAATCGGTGAACTGCGGGCCGCCTGTATCTGCCAGCGTGCCGGTGTCCACGCCGAAGCGATTGCCGCGATAGTCTGCGAATGGCGTCACCTTGAGCGAATGCAGGTGGCCCGTTACGGTGCTGATGCCGCTGTTGACGGTGTTGTTGTGAGTCGCATGTACGCCGCCCTTAATGCGATGCTTGACCACCACCTCCTCGGTCGGCCAGCAGCTCCAGCATGGTATCCAAGACGGGAAATGATCGGACAGCTTGAAGCCGCCCACAGCCATGTATTCAGGCACTGTATTGGCGAGCCGATTCTCAAAGCGCGCATCGTGATTGCCCAGCGCCCAGATTAGCTTGGCTCCGCTGGCGGCCTCCTCGATCTCGCCAAGACTTGCCTCGCAGGCGTGCAGCTCCTGAATGACTGACGGCTTGCTGTCCCAGCCGATGCGCGGGTGGCGGCTGATGCTGGCACCGTCAAAGGCATCGCCATTGTTGATAATAGCTTTTGGCTTTAAATTCTTGATGGCCCATAGCAGACCTCGAAAGGCGGTGGTGCGCACCCCAGGCCAGAAATGCGCGTCAGAGAAGACCAGCACCACGCCATTCTCAATGCCGAGTCCGTATCTCGCGCCAGAAGACTTGGCGATCCCGATGTGAGCGATTGATCTCTTAAAGCGAGCGTCAACAGAGTCGAGCCGAATCCCTGTTTTTTCCTCGATGCGCCGCCGACGTCCTGAGATATTGCGCTCCGTGACGCCAAGCAGTTTCGACATTTTCGACACTGACTTGTACCTGCTCCACAGCTCAATGAACTCCTGTTCACTGATCGACTTTTTGTACATACAGCACCCTCTCAAGCACATTGATTACTCGATGTTCTGCCGCATCAAGCTGCTCAGGTGTTGCTGCCCTATCTTGTGCTGTCGAAATCAAGTCGAATAGAAAGACATGTAAACACTCGTGTAGCGCAGTCATCGACAATGACTCGCTGTTGATCTTGGTGGCTCCAAAGTCGCCCAACTGGTATGACCCTAGCCTAGCCTGGCTATCGCATTGCATGGCAGCCATAGCGGCGCGCACAGGCTTGCTGCTGCGCTCCAGCCGCCAGTCCATCAAGTTAAGTACTTGCTGCCAATGCTTGATGTATGCGTCAAACTCTGCGGCTTGCTCTGCCGAGGGTCTGTTTTGCGGTCTTGCCATATCTGCCCATTGTTTTATCCGTATATGACAAAGGTCTGAAAAGGGATGGCGGCTCAAGGCCGCTCTTTATTCCCCAAGCAATCCAGGCACCGCAGTGCCTGCGGTAGCGGAGTAGCCAGCAGCTCGCGTCTGCTGCTGCAATGCCCTGCGCCGCAGCTCATCGAGCACTGGCGTGAGGCCCATCAGCGTCTCTTGCTGACGCACGAAGCTCGGGTCAAGAACGCTTCGCGTGATCTGCTCGGCGACATTCTGGTCAAGTCCCTGCATACGCGGGACAACCTGGCCGAGCAGACGCGAACCACCGCCAAGCAGATCACCGCGAATCATCTGAGTGCCAGCCGAGATGACTTCAGACGGTGCCGGTCCTTGAATCTCTCCAACCTCCTGGCCGATTCGCGTTGTAGGCGAGCCGCCTTCAATCATGCTGCGAGTGCGAGCCATAGACTGCTCGCGCTGCAAGTTCTTGATGAAGTCTTCGTATTCGCCAGTCGAGTTAAAGATCAGCTTGAAACGATCCTTCATGTTGCGGTCGTTAAGGAACTTGCTGGCGACATCAGCCGTCTCGCGCATCCCGTAAATCTCGTCGCGCAGTGTCTGAATCGCGCCAAGGCGATACATCTGCTGCTGGCCCTCGTCTGTGAACTTATCCAGCTCGCGGCGAATCTCTGCCGGAGTCTTGCGCAGGAACTTCTCGCGGCCAGCATTGAGCGCATCCAGCAGCACAGATTCGCCGGAGAAGGTGTCGAGCGCTTTGCCGTACACGGACACCTTGTCGGTGATGGCTTTGCGCAACTGGATGCGCAAATCGTCCAGATCATTGGCGCGAGCACTTTTGCCAGTTCTCCGAGCCTCGTTTGCGATATCGCCGACATACTTGTATGCCTTATCAAGCATAACCATGTCGTTGTCAGCGAGATCGGCGAACTGCGGCAGTCGTCTCGCATCTGCGATTGCGGTCTGAATGTCCTTCGACTTCTTGAGCAAATTGTCGATGGCAAAAGACTCAATCTGACCAGCGGCCCTCGCCTGATCGTAGAACGGAGTCGCAAGCATCGAGCGGCGATTGATGATTTCGTTTGCGACTTCATCCAGATCGCGGGCACCGACTGCCGTCAAATCCGTAATGTCCTTGATGATCCTCGGACCAGCAGCGACCATGCGCTCCGTCAGCATCTGGCGGGCTTCTGTTTCCGCTGCCTGCGGGATAGCCATTGCGCCACGAGCGAGGCGGCGCATTCCTTCACCGCCAATATCCGCAAGCGTCTCATCGCGGGCACCGAGGCGTCTCACGGTCTCGGCCTGACGCGCTGCGAGTTGCTCTGGCGTCATACCTTCCTGCGCAATCTTGCGAGCGAGAATCTCTTGCGCTTTGTTCAGGGGATCTTGCTGGCGCACGAGACCGGTGGCTTCGCCAACCCTGCGAGCGCCAGATCCTACCGCCGATGTGACGACAGGAGTTGTAGCGCCTAATACGCCTCCAGTAACTCCTCCAAGCGTTGCGCCAAGGACTCGATCCTCAAGCCCGCCCTGAGCCGTTCCTGCGCCTGTCAAAGCGCCAGTGGCTGCACCAGTTCCTGCGCCCCTCGCCATCATTGAGGCAAGGCCAGGAATGCGAGCAGCGCTGGCTGCTGTGGCGGCAGTAGATGCACCGCCAGTAAAGGGAGCCGCAAAAATACCGGCAACCGTAGGCAGCAAACTCCCAGTAGCTTCGCCAGCAAATGCTCTTACTGGGTACTGCTCTTCGTATTGCTTGATGCCAGCCCTGACCCTGGCAAGCTCCTGCTCGTAGCGAGGGCCAGACGTTGCGCGAGCGCGCATCGCGGCCTCTGCCTCATCGGCAAAGCCAAACGTCAAGCCTTGCAGCATAGACCGGCCAATGCCAGCCCGGACTGGTGCACCTTGGAACCTTGGCGCGGCAGCGGGAGGCTGCATTGCTCCAGCAGGAACCGGCTGACCCGGTTCTGGAGCTGCTACGCGAAGAGACTCTGGCAGATCATCGAGCGGGACTGCCTGACCGGAACGTGGTGAAGTTGACATTATTGATACACCCATTGACCGTTACGGAAGATGATGTTCTTGCCATTCCTATCTTTGCTCGTATCGCCTTCTTTCGGGGCTTGCGCTGGAGGCGGCGGCACATAAGGCTGATACGCCCTGCCAGCAGACGTCTTCATCGAATTGGTAGCGATTGCACGGGCCTGCGCCTTCTGCGCAATAACTTCTGGCCCCTCTCCAATTTGCGGGAAATACGTTTCGTATTCCTTGCGCATCTCATCTTCGCCGATGACAGCTCCAGACTCCTTACGGAGCTTGGCGCGAATCCAGTCGTCTGCTGCCTGCTTGTACTGCTGCTGGTCAGCAGTCATCGCACGCCGCTGCGCGACACCGCCAACGACTGGTAGCGCCCCAGCGACAGCAGCCCTCACGCCAGGCTGTGAACCTTCTGGAAGATTACTGATAACTGCCTGAGACCTTTCCATGCGCTGGGCAAATCCTGCGGCGTTAGACTCGCCTTCTGTTGGCCTTGACGATCCGCTGGCACCCATCAATGGTTTGCCAGCCGCATCGGTGATGGGAATAACCGGCCTGCCAGGAGCCTTCGGCACATAGACGATTCCATTGGCGGTCTCCATGCGCTCGTATCCGCTCCTTGCGAACTCGGCCTCGCTGAGATTGAGCCTGCGAAGCGCGACATTCAACTGCTCGCCTTCGATGCCCATCAACGGTTTGCCTGCGGTATCCGTTACGGGGATGACCGGCAATCCAGGAGTTGTCGGAACCCACACAATGCCGCCACGAGTTTCCATCCTCTGATAATTGCCTCGCTTAAATTCATCCTGGCTGATCTTGAGCCTTTCACGAGCAATTGCCAGATTTTCACGGTCAATATCAAGACGCGCCTGCTCCACCGGAGAGATGCCAGTTCCGAATGTTGCACCCGGAGCGACACTCCTCAGATCAATGGCTTGCTTTTTCCCATCAACCTCAACAATTTGGATGTTCCTTCCAGTGCCAAAGACAGTTCCGACAGGAGTGTTTCTAAGGTCAATGAGCTGCTTCTGACCATCAACATCAACGAGCTGAAGATCTTGGCCTTTGCCGAATAGAGTGCCGACAGGAGTAGCGTTAATGTCAATGAGCTGCTTCTGACCGTCAACGTCAATCAATTGAAGATTTCTGCCAGTGCCAAATGTCTGCCCAGCAGCAACTTGGCTCCTATCAATAGCAACGGTTTTGCCATCAACAGTTTGCAGCACCATGTCACGTTTCGGGCCAAAGCCTCCAATGGTCTTGAAGCTGCCATCATCGTAGCCTTGCACGATGACTTCTTTGCCTGTCGCCAAGTCAGTAACGGTCTCTCTGCTGCCAATAGGCTTAGGAGCTGGAGCCATCTGGCTTGGCACTTCAATGACGCCACCAGTTTTAGTGCGCTGGAAGAACTTGCCGCCTTCACCTCTGTAGATGTCGCCGACAACTTCCTGCCGCGTCGGCGCAAGCTGCTCTGCAATGTCGATCATGCGCTTGGCGTCTTCAGTTCGACCCGATGCTGTATATACATTGGCAGCCTGACGATACCGCTGCGCTTGCATCTCATTGGCGGTCATCGCTGGCGCAGCAGGCGCTGCCTGCCCGATCATCCCTGCTCGCGCAACTGTAGGACCGGCAGACAGCTCTGGCGTCACTGGCGCTGCGAGCGCCATATCTGGCGTGATCTCACCACCAGCAGCAGGCGCAGCCTGTTGGCCGCCAGTAAGAATCCTTGATATGTTCTCTTGAACCTCGCGTGCGCGCCGCGCCTCATCGAGCTTCTGGCGAGTCAGCATCCCCGTCAAGGCAGACTGCTGGGCCTGCTCCGCGCCAGTTTGACCAGCGGTCAAAGCCGCCCCGAGCGCCTGGCCCAAGCTGGTGCGAGTCGTAGACGGGCCACCAGCCTGCAAGAGCGCAGCGGCAGCGGAGAGCAGACCGCGCTGCTGAATTGCACTCTGTTGCTCTGGCGTCAGCAAATCGCCGAGTCCTTCGCCTACACCGAGAAGGCCGCCAAGATTAAACGATGTTGCCATGTTGCCACCTTATCCAAACAGGCCAAGCAAGCCGCCAATGCCAGCCCCGAGACCAGTACCAAGGCCAGGGATTGCCTTGCCGAGCGTAGCGCCAGCCAGTGCCCCGCCAAGCGCACCAGCTCCATAGTTGCGGTAAACCGGGCTGGTTTGCGTCATGCCCAGATTAGGCATCGCGCCTGCTGTCGAAACGCCCAAACGCTCAAGGCCGATATTGCGAATCGCATCAAGCTCTTGCTGCGTAAGCTGCTGGCGAGCACCGCCAAGGCCAAGCACATCCATCGCGCCTTGGCGTCCAAGCTGACGAGCACCCATCGCCAACTGAGCGGCTTGGTTGAAGCCTTGCTGGCGCAGACCAGCAGAAGCCCTGCCCTGCTCCTTAAGGGCGGCTTCATTGGTCAGCGCCTGCGCCACGCCCTGACGGCTCCCGCCGAAGGCTTTGGCCGCCGTGGCGCGCTGTGCCTCGCCAAGCATTGCGAGCTTGCGCTGCTCGTCAATGTCGGAAAGCGTCTGCTGCACGACTTGCTGCTCAAACGGGTTCTGGAATTGTTGAATCTCTTCCGCACCGAAAGGTGTCAATCCGAGGTTCGTAAGCTGCCTCTCACCAGCCTCATACAGAGGCGTGAAGCCTGCGAATTGCCGTACAGGCAAAGCCGCAGCAACGTCTCGACGCTGCTGGAGATCTTCCAGGAAAGTTTGCCGGATAGCAGGATCAACCTGCTGCGTTACCGTTTGTGTGCCGCCACCTTTGGACATATCGTCACCCCTTCATTTACGCATTTTGATGGTTGCTCGGCCTTCGTTCAAGGCTTTGAGCTTCTTATCGCCGAGCTTATCGACAGTCGATTTCTTGATGACGTACTCGCCTGCCTGGAGAGCGCCGTAGCCGTCATCTGGTGTAGGCAAATCAACATTTGTCAGCAATCCATCCATCGTTACTTTGCCGCCTTTGTAGTAATAGCCCCCAGCTCCATCGCCGCTATAGCCACCACTGTCAACTCCACCATAACCACCGGAAACGTCACCGCCACTAGTGCCGCCACCGATGCCTGCAACATCGCCAGCACTAAGGCCAAGTCCCATCGCGCCTATGGCTCCAAGATCTGTCCCGCCTGCATAACCACCAAGAGCATCGCCAGCGCCAATCGCACCGAGTTCGCCTAGTCCTACAGAGGCATCAGAAAGACCCGACAAAGCGTCCATCGCTGCGGCGTCAGCCTCGGCCTGCGCAGCAGCGGCTTCCAGCGCACCGAGCTGAGAAATGCCAGCGCTAACAAGGCCAGATCCAAGCAGACCGGAAAGAAAGCCGCCAGGTGCAAGGCCGCCAAACGATTTACCGTAGCCCTGCATTGCTTGACCTGCCGCGATTGCATCGGCAGGGTTTGAGTATGACGCTCCAGTAGTCGAGGTTTCACCGATGCCGCCGCCAGTGTCAAGAAGACCAGGCACCATGCCGCCAAGACCTTCACCCTCTTGCATCGGACGGTTGTACAGGTCAGGGTTGTAGCCGCCAGTGAAGTTCTCGTAAGGGTTGGCAAGAGCTGCCGGACGGCTCTGCTGCATCTGACGCATGATCTGCGTATAGATGTCGTTGTCACTTACAGAATAAGGAAATCGTGTAGCCATCTCAAAGTTCCTTGCTCAGTACGAACCACTTCGGCTCGTATCCTTCATCTCTTAAAAATGTTTTCTCCCAGCCCTTTCGGCCAGCCAGAGAAACCCTGGTGCAACCATTCTGTTTCCCCCAAAGTTCGATGAATGGTCGCATCCCTTTGAGTTCATCTAGGTCGCCGCCAGCTAAGAAAAAATTCAGAGCTTTGAGTCGCGGATAGACAATGATCTCTGTAATGACTGCTGCTTTCGGCGCGGGCCAAAACTGAAAACGACCTTCTTTAACGCCAGCAGCAATGTCCTCAATCGTGTGTGTCCCTCCAGAGTATTCTAGCGCCGCCTCCAGCCATTTAGAACACTTTTCGAAGTCGTCCATTAACGCTTCCCTGCTGCGATTGCTTCCATTCGCGGCACGCCGACACGCCAGTCGTCAAGCACCACGCCGGTATACCTGACCTTGACCTGGCGGCCAGAAAAGCGCACATCTGTCGGCTGGCTGGCGGTGTAAGGCCCGAAGGTGGTTTCCGCATCTGTCGGGAAGTTCTTCACCTTAAAGGAAACCTGCACCTCGCCCAGCGTCTGCTCATCTGGCACCAGCTCCAAAACCGTCATGGTCTGATCGCCGTTACCGAGCGAGACGGGACCGGACTCAGCGAAAGGCGTTGCCGAGTCGTAGGCATAGCCCACCTCATGCTCGTAGACGTATCCGTCAGACGACACAAACAGAGGATTGGCGAACACGCCTCTATCAGTTCCAGCGGTGCGAGCCATGTCGCCAATAGACCAATGGTTTTCGCGGTAGTTGTAGACGACATAAGAGTCGTTTTCATTCGATTGCGAAGACGGGTAGAACCACCAGATCTCGCCGAACTTGGAATTGTTGACTGCGTAGATCTTGCTTGCCTGCGTCATGTTCAGGTCTTGGAACACGAAATCAGAGACATCGCAGGGCAAAGGCTTGACATATCCGTCATATATCCAAAAGCCGGAACGCGACATCCAGATCGCGGCAGTCTCAATCGCCGCCACGGACTGCGAGGAAATCACGCCGCAGGCCGAGCCAACCTTCTCAAAGCTGTAAACATAGGGCAGTCCGATGTATGTGGCTGTGTGTACGTCAACATCGGTAAAAAGCAGATTCAAGCCGCGAACACGCTTGCCGCACTTGAGGTCGCCGACAGTCGTCAGCTCAAAGTCTCCAGCCTGGTTCGTCGCGGCAGGCGTCCAAACGGTATTATTCTCCTGATCGCACCACTGCACCTTACGGGTGTTGCCGCCCGCGCCCAGAGCGAACACGAACCGCTCTGAGGTGACGAGGACTGCTTCATTGCCGGTAGGCGCGTTCGTGATCGCAGCGGCCAGCGTCGGCGATGCAAAGCCTAGCTGCCACTCGTAGAGCTTGCCGTCAGCATTGGAGCAACCCACAAGATACTCGCCCCAGGTGTCCAGGCTCCAGGTCGTGGCTGGCGTTACGGCTGAAAGATCTGGGCGAGCCACGCCGTAGGCATATGATCCATAAGGGCCATAACCGTAACCAATTTTCAGCGTTGCATTTGCAGATCCAGCGGTAAATCCTGAAGGAGTGATGTCCTTCAATGTACCGCCTTCGTTCATGGCGTAGAGCTTTGAGTGCGTACCGGCAGCAATCCATCGATCTCCGCTATTCGCTCTCCAGTTGATGAAGCCTCGACAAGAGCCGGTCATCTGCGAGTTGCTGCGCTTGCGCCACCCGCCGACAGGGCGCATAGTACCTTCGTACCAGCGCACAAGAGAGGCGTCGTAGTAACGTCCAGCCGACTGAAACTCGGTGCCGTTCCGGTACACGCCTGGCGGGATCTTCAAAGGTATGTATGGCATAGCGTCACGCTGATCTGTTGGACATGAATGAGACTGTCACGATTATCGACGGAGTTGCCGGTATTGCGGGTGTTGTACCACTAGCCGTTACAGCGGGAAACTGCTCAAGCGATACGCCTGGATCTGGCACCCGCCACATCATCTCAAAATAATCGTTCTCGGCAAGCTCAAGAACGAAGTTCATCGCGGCGATTAGTCTGCTCGCTGATCCAGTTGACTTCCTAGCCTTGATGCCAAATTCACTGTTTGACCCTGGGACATCGACACCATTCTTGCGAAACCAGATGTCAATCTCTTGCACATCGTTGGTTGTGTTGATGAACTGAGCAGAGAACTGGATGTTATAAACACCGTCCTGCGTCACCTTGATGCGTGACGGAAGATTCCCGCTGATCGCGGTAGATGACACGGTTTGAGATGCAGACACCTTATATGTGCCAACTCCTCCCGCTGTCCCTGTCAATTGCTCAACGATGCTGGTGTTGTCCGTAATGCCGGCCCCAGTGATAAGCATCGACGGGAAAATTGATCCCGCAGAGATAGCCGAAACCGTCAGAGTCGTGGTGGCGATTGATCCGGTAAATGACGCGGTGCGCGGGTCAAGCGAGATGCCGTTACTGTAATCTGTTGTATCGAATCGAAAGTAGTACGCCACAGTAGCCGATCCGTCAGTCTGGTCTGTCGTATCCTGAAAGGCACCATAAGGCGTATTGATGTACTTGCCGCCGCGAGGAGATAGCAGCGTCGAGATGATGTTATTTAGCCGCGTGAAATAGGTGCGCAAAACGCCGCTGCTCTGATCGACATAGCTGCGGTCGTACACAGCCGGAGCAGACCCCACATCAGGGGTGCCCGGTGTTTGCAGTTGCTGATTAAGGTTCGTTGCCATCAGTCAGACAGAAAAAGTGCGCGCTCGTCTTTACGGCGTTTATCCAGTCCAGGCAGCACCTTGCCGCCGCCCTTGTTCCAGAGCAGGAAGCCATCTGCTGCGGCCTCCCATTCGCC